AAGGTGTTCGCCGTTCCCGAACACCTCTTGCGGAGACCACGACATGACTTCGTCGAGTTGGTATGCCTGGCAGTGATGCGGGCCAAGAGCGGAAAGAAGACGCTGCTCCTCGTTCCCAATGGTGCCAGGCAGAAGGAAGCCATCAATATCATCAATAAGCAATTCGGCTTTTGGCCCATCTTCCTCGAGGTTCGAACGCATGATGAGGTCGTCGGCAGGAAGAAATTCCTGCGCCACGACCTCATCATCTGCGATGACGTGGATCCTTAGTAGGACGGATACACGTAGATCCGCTTGCCGATCTCCTGGCTCTCAATGGGGAGCGTGCCCTTCTTGAACTGCTCATAGGCATCTCCGTAGGTGATTCCCTGCTGCTTTGCCCAGTCCGCCAGGAGCATTCCTGTTCGGCCGGTCTTGTCCTCGCCGGGTTTTTTCTTCTCGCCCGATCCTTCCTGCCCGCCATCCCCCTGGTCTCCGCCGCCCTGGAACATGCTGAATTCGACGGTTTCGATCTCGTCGATGATCTCCTTCATCTCTTCGTCCTTTACGTCGCGCAGGACACGTCTTGCCACCTGCTTGGCGATCGCACGGCGGAACTTCTCGGTCGGAACGATTTTGGTCGCGGTGAGCTGGTTGTTCAGGTCTTCCGACAGGTCATCGACGGAGAAATCCGTACTGCGGGTGATCGTTATTTTCTTGAAGACCTTCTCCATCTTCTGCCACTTGAGCCAGAGCCTGATCACGTTGAGCTCGGCCTCGGTGAGGTTCTCGCTTTTCTTGGCCAGCACCCTGCCGAGCTGCTGGAACTCGTAGCGCATGGCCACCCCGGACCTCACCTGATCGGACTTCTCGTGAGCATGAACGCCGGAGAGGTGTGAGATTTGATAGATCTCGATGATTTTACGGTTGAGCCATTCCAGGATCGCGTTGATTGGCTCTTCGATCTCGGATTCGAGCCATGCCGGCTTTGCGTTGGGGTTCTCCGGGTCGAACTCAAGGACCGCCGTCACGCCCACGATGTCATCGGAGCTCTCTCCCTCTGGCTCCATAGGCTTGAGCAGCATCGGGAACCCGGCATACTTGATGACCTCGTCGCCGCAGGAGATATCGCGCATAATGCTGGCCGTGATCAGGGAGACCTCTTTGATGTCGCTGATGCCGATAATCGGGTTCAGAGGGTTACGGATGTTCGGAAGCCAGACAAAGGGGATCTCGCCCAGGGAGTTTTTCCCTTGGCTGACCAGCTTCGCCTCTTCCGGGCCATTCCCGTTCTTGTTGATCTGCCATCTCTCCCACAGCTTTTCGGTCCAGATCAGGATTGTACCGTCCTGCTCCTTGAGCTTGAGATAGGTAAGGATCGGGCGGTTCGTCTCCGGGTCGCGCCTGAACTTCCAATCCCAGATGTTCGGTAGGGTATACAGAGCGATGTATGGATAGATCCTCTTTTCTATCTCCTCTTTGCGGGTCCGCCCCTTCTTCCCGATCGACTTGTCCACGAGGAGGCCTGCGGAGCCGTAGGTGGCCGCGATCTTCTGCGCCTCGTTCATGTAGAAGTCGAAGTTCGTATTGTATAAATCACAGTCAGCGACGAACATCTGCCAGAACTCGTCCTTTGTCAGCTCACCCATATCCCGTTTGGCGCCCTTCTCAGTGAGGTAAAACGAGAAAATGTCGACGATGATCGTGCAGTAGTTCAGACAGATTGCGTCCTCTTTTCTGGTCTTGTAGTTTTCTGTGCTCTCCCGGGGCATCTTATGCAGGGCGACATCGATGAACTCCTTGCCGCCGTTGTACCCGGCTCCATAGAATTCCCAATCCGCAATGTGCTTGGTATAGAGCTCGTGCTTTGCCTCGAGTTCTTTCTTTGTCATTGCCATGTTCCTTTCCTCCTCTTGTTATTTCCAGAAACGGGGACCCTTGCTGCGCCGATATGTCTTCTTCGAGTGCTCCAGAAACTGGGTGAGCGCGTCCACGTCATCGTCCCACCGGCCATAGGGGAACTGAATGAGGTTGTTGGTGAAGTCGATGAGCCACGGGGCCCTCTTGGGAAGCAGGACCTTGCCGGCCTCGATGATGCCGCTGACGTTGTAGGCGCGGACCATCTTGTTCTGCATGCTGGTCGGGGTTATCGCCTTTATTGGTATGCGGGTGTTCTTGAGCTCCTGGACCAGGGACGTGCCTGATGCCCGGTTCTCGATCAGGACCAGGGATGGCTTCCACCGGTCGTATTCCTCCTGGATGGCCCTCCTGACACCGGCATAGTCCAGGTGTTTATTGAACCGGTCCCGGATGTAGTAGTATCCGTTGTACTCGTCGATGGTCAGGCAGCATGACGGGTCGTTGATGGCCTTGTCGGTATAGGCGGTGTCCCAGCTTTGAATTCTTCGCAGGGGTTTTTCCGGCGCATCCCCCTCGCCATAGTGATCGAACCAGTCGAGCTTGATGATCCCGCCCTCTTCACCCACCGGGCGCTGCTGGTACTGGGCATTCCACTCGCGTATGCCGATGCTCTCCTTGGTCTTGAGGAGCACATCCAGGGGATACATCTCCGGCCACAGGGGCTCTCCCCGCATCCGGCCGATGATATCGTGATCCTCTTCCGCAATGGCCGGAAGGTTCAGCAGGACCCACTGGTCGCCCTCTTCGGCCAGGAGCATTCCGGCCAGGTCGTCGAAGCTCCACCGGGTGGTGATGAAGACGATGACGCCGCCCGGCATGAGCCTGGTGTATGCGGTACCGCGGTACCACTGCAGGATCCTGCGCTTGATCAGGGCGCTCTCGGCCTCCTCCCTGGACTTGATCAGGTCGTCCAGCAGCAGCAGGTGGGCTCCGCGCCCAACGATCGGCCCGCCCACGCCAACCGAGAAGTAGTTGCCGTTCCTGGTCGTGGAGAGCTTCTTCTTGCTCGCCGAATCCTTTCGCACCACGCAGGTCGGGAAGAGCTTGTGGTGCAGGTCGTCCTCCACGAGATGTTTGACCATGAGCCCCGTGTCTTGGGCCCTCTCATCGGAGTACGTGCAGGCGATGATCTGGTGGCTCGGGTTCTTTCCCAGGTACCAGGACGCGAAGTATTCCGAGGTGAGCTTGGTGTTGTGGACCACGAAATTCTGCGCCGTGAAGGTGTGGTCCTCGTCGACCGACAGGCATTTGCAGTGCCTTTGGCCTCCGCTGTCGACCATGAAGACGGTGTCGAGCTCGAGTTTTCTGTCCCCGGGCCTGACGGCCACCAGCTGGTCTCCGTCCTCCAGGTTGCCCGCAACCTCCCAGCCATCGGTTGTCAGAAACGGATGGTCGGGCGCCGCGCATACCTTCTTGTCTCCCGCCGTGGAAATCATGACGGTCGGGATCACGCCCTGGTCGAATACCGCATCGACCCGTTTCGGCCTGCACTGATCGGTGATCACGTAGTCGCCGACCTGGATATCCCCCAGCCTTTTATATGTTCCGTCAGACATAAGGACGGGTTCTTCAATCCACACAGGCTTGCCGCTTCTGGGTGGCATGGTGATGATGAGCCGGGTGATGTCGCGCCGCTCGACCGCCTCCAGATGCTCGGCGATCTTCTGGTGATGTTTTCCGACCAGGTATTCCGGCCACTGCAGGGCCACATACCCCAGGAGATGCCTGTTTGCGAGCTCCGCGGGGCTCAGAAAGTCAATGGGAACATTTTGGCTGCCGGCTACGATGGAGTGCACTCGATCACCTTCGAGTCATCGATGATTGTCGCCGAGGATCCGCTCTTGAGGATTGATCGGAGCTTGTTCTGCGCCGCAAGCTGCTCTTTGGTGAATTCCCCTTCCCCTTCGCCGGAGCCGCCGCTCTTTCCGACGCCGTATCCGCGGTCTCTGCCCTGCGCATCGAGGATATATTTAGTCGCATCCAGGGAGACCCTGGCGTTTTTGTCATCCTCCATGTGCTTGATGAGGCGGCTTTCGGCCTTGTCCACGAGCTCGACCCGGGAGAGCCTCATGGCAACCTCGAAGTCGGGGAAGTCCCGCCTCAGCCTGAAGACGATTGCGGCGCTGACCCCGATCTGCTTGCAGGTCTGGGTGATATTCCATTTGTTCGCCGCGAAGTTCGCGATGAAGTTCTCCATGATGGCCTTTTCCGTGATGGTAACCTCGCGCCGCTCGGCCGGTATCTCCGGGAGCTGCTCCCTCGACTTCGCCTCCTTTGCCAGCTTGGCGGCAAAATCTTGGTCGGAGAGCCTCTTCTCGATGAGGATCTGGTTGACCGCCTCATCGAATTCCGGGTACTTGCTGCGCCAGTCGAAGACGGTCGCCCGGGGCTCCTTGCTGATCGAACAGGCGAGATCGACATTTTTGCAGTCCTCTCGGGAAAGGGCACTGAGGAAGTTCTTCATCCGCGCCTTGCGTTCATCCGGAATGTCGGCGGTAGTCGAGCAGTCGTAGACCTCGCTCGGCGCTACTTTGTCTTTGGCGCCGTCGAGCACATCCAGCATGGCATTCTTGAAGAGCGGATACTTGCTTTTCCACTTATAGACGGCCGGCACACTGAGCCGGGCCTTCGTGCACGCTGCGGCAACCGTTTTGTGCATGATCAAAAACCGCAGAAACCGCCTCATCCGTGCATTGCGATCACCATCGTCTCTCGTCATATCTCTTCTTCCCGATCAAAAAATGGTTGCCGTTTTACCTACGCAGAAATATGTATATGACAACATATATATCCGCTTCTGCTTAATTTTCAGCAACTTTGATTGATGTTGGGCAGGACGGATGGAAACCAGAGGGAGATCCTCTAAGGCAAAGGAGCGAGACGCTTATGAAACTGAAACTCGATGGTGACGGTCATGTGGTAGTCCAGGACGGGAAGCCTGTGTATGTGGATGACGGCGGCAAGGACATTGTCATCGACACTCCGCTGATCATGACAAGGCTTGCAGCGGCAAACCAGGAATCGGCGGATCGGCGCAAAAGGATCGGCGAGCTGGAGACGGAGAACAAGACGCTGAAGGATGCGTTCGATGGCCTCGATGCCGAGGAGGCACGCAAGGCTCTCGAGATCGTGAAGAACCTCGATCAGAAGAAGCTGATCGACGCCGGCCAGGTGGAGTTGGTGAAGAACGAGATGGCGAAAACATTCCAGGACAAGGAATCGGCGCTCAAGAAGCAGCACGAGGTGGAGGTAGGAGACCTCAAGGGAAAGATATCACAGAAAGAGGGCCTGATCTACCAGCAGCTCGTGACCAACCGGTTCGCGCTTTCTCCGTTCGTCAAGGATCGCACCACGCTGCCTCCGGACATAGCCGCAAACCAGTTCGGGCATCACTTCAAGGTCGAAGGCGATGGAAACGACATCAAGAATTACCGCGTTGTCGGCTATGACAACGGCGAGAAAATCCTCTCCCGGGAGCGCTACGGAGAAATTGCTGATTTCGAAGAGGCAATCCAGATCATCATCGACAAGTACCCGAGCAAGGATGATATTCTCAGGGGGTCAGGCGACGGCGGCTCGGGCGGTCAGGGTAATGCCGATGGCGGAGGCGTGAAGACGATTCCCGGCTCCGACCAGGCGGCGATATCGGCGAACATCGACAAAATAGCAAAGGGCGAGATCAAGGTGGATATGTCCCGCTAGGATCTTACCCGTTGCACAAACGCAGAGCCTCTCAGAAGGCCAAATACTTAGGCACAAAGGAGGCTTTGCGATATGCCAAACTCGCTTTCACACGTCATCCCCCAGCTTTTGGCCCAGGGGCTCCAGACCCTTCGGGAAAACTCCATCATGCCCCTTCTGGTCAACCGCGGGTATGAAAAACAGGCAGGAGAGAAGGGCTCGACGGTCAAGGTTCCCATCCCGGCATCGGTTGCTGTAAAGGACGTGGCTCCGTCCGCGAACCCGGCAACGTCCGGCGATTTGGCGCCGACCTCGGTCGAGATCACTCTCGACCAGTGGAAGGAAGCCCCTTTCACCATGACCGACAAGGACATGATGGAAGTCATGAACGGCTTCTTCCCGATGCAGGCCGCCGAGGCTATCAAGGCCCTGGCGAACTATGTGGATCAGGATATCCTGTCCGTTGCGTACAAGGGCATCTACGGTGTTTCGGGAGTAGCCGGCACCACGCCGTTCTCCGTGTCCACCAAAGAGGCCACCAACGCCAGGACGGTCCTGACCAACCAGCTCTGCCCGCTCGGCGACAGGCGATTCGTCATGAACGCCGATGCCGAAGGCAATGCTCTGAACCTGAGGGCATTCAACGACATGAACTTCGCAGTATCTGCCGCTGACATCCTCGCCGGCAAGCTCGCCCCGAAGCTCGGCTTCAGCTGGTTCATGGATCAGAACGTGCGCGAGCACGTTGTGGGCAGCCTTGGCGGATCCTCGGCAGGGACCCCGACGCTGGTCAACGGCGTGAACGCAGTCGGCGCATCCACCCTCAATGTCACGGTCGGCTCGAGCGTCAACATGTCGCTCAAGGAAGGCGACATCATCAGGAAGGCTGGCGATTCCCAGACCTACGTGGTCACCGCCGCAACGGCTGCAACCGCTGCGGCGAGCAAGGCCATCCCCATCTCTCCGCCCCTGAAGGTGGCCACCACGGGCAACGAGGAGATCACCCTCGAGGGCGCGGGGCTCATCTCCTATCCGGTCAACCTGGCATTCCACCGCGACGCGATCGCTTTTGCGAGCAGGCCGCTTGCCGCACAGAGCGTGGCGAACGGAAACATCTTCGCTGCGGTGGATCCGCTCTCCGGGCTCACCCTGCGGGTGGAGGTCACACGGCAGAACAAGCAGGACCGCTGGAGCTTCGACATCCTCTACGGACGCAAGCTCATCAGGGCCCCTCTGGGCTGCCGGATCCACGGGTAAGTAAGCAAGTGATCGATCACAAGGGGGCAGCCGCATGGCTCCCCCTTACTCGCATGTAACGAGGGAGGACAACGATGCCTTTCAGAAATCAGGATTATCCAGGCGGAACCAAGGTCCTTGACCCAGACGATGCTATCTCTTCGCCGGCGCTGACCGACAGGGCGATCCTCGTCAGGGGCGACGACAAGATCAAGAATATCGCGCTATCGGCGCTGCTTGGCAATATGGCCGGGCTCTTCTTCAAGCAGTACACCTATACCGTGTCCGGGGCGATCGACGCGAACGCCAACTTCGTGGCGATCAACAACGCCACCCCGGCTACCGCCATCGCGCTGACCATCGCGGCCCCTGCAGCAGGCAGGTTCCTGGTGATCACCAAGCTCGACGCTGGCACGGCGAGCAACACGGTCAGCCTCACTGCAGGAGCTTTCGATGCCCAGTCCGGCCACAGCCAGGCGACCTTCAATGCGAAGCACGAGACGCTGGTGCTCTTTGGCCTCGACAGCTCGCGATTTGCGATCATCGAGAACATCGGGAGCGTCTCCATAGGCACCCCGGCCTAAAGCACCTCCAGTAACGGGGTAAGGGGGTAACATATCATGGCACAAGTAGAGACCATCAGGATAAAGCGCCTGGGTGGGTTCATCATCATCAACAAGTCCGATTTCGACCCCGCCAGGCATGTGCTTTATGAGGAGCCCATATCGAGGAAGGGATCCACGCCGCCACCTCCTCCGTCTGTTCCGGCCGCGCCGGAAAAGAAGGATGCGGATCTGCCGGAGGTTCCAGGCGTACAGGAATCGGGCGATCAGGAGGCCGGTGCCGGCCAGGGTGATGCTTCCGGCAAAGGATCGACAGAGCAGCCGCCCATAGCTCAGGCCGTCCCGAAAGAAAAGGGTCCAGCCAAGAAGAAGGCCGCTTCGAAGAAGAAACGGTAAGGGGGCTTGGGAATGCAGGTATATGATCTTATCTCCGGCATAACCAGCCAGGGTACCGGCAAATTTATTCCCGTCGACCCCAGACGCATGCAGTTCGGCAATATCCCCATCCAGATATATGGGTCGTGCGTTGGTACCCCCGTCTTCACCGGAGAAGGCCTGGACGACCTGGCTGCCAGCGGGGTGTACACGGGCGGCGACGCGAGGGATTACGTCGTTCATATCGACGGTACCGGCGATGCGGACACATTCAAATACTCCCGGGACGACGGAGCAACTTG